ATAGTCTCTTACTGCTTCTAGACAATCGTGCTTTCCAAAATCATATTCCCGCCCAATTAGAGGGCTACAATTAGTTTCTGGCTCTACTATATTTAAATCCATTGAAGGAAAAGAAAAAATATAGTAGGGTATTCCTAGTGCATCACAGTATTTTTTATCGTTTTCGCTAGCTTCATTTGATCCATGTATATGATCATGTACAATAGCAAATATATTGGCTTCTTTCATTACTTTTACATAATCTTTAGGATCTAGTATAAAATCATCATTTTCTTCTGCAAGATTTGTACAGGGATACCATCTTTTTTTACCCTTTACAATTCCAATTATCCCGCAACCTTCTTTTGGGTAACATTCTTCAAAATGCTCTCTTATTTGTTCAATCACCTAAATTTACCTGCGCCTGGAAATGCTCCAAAAGGTAGACTTACAGTTGTATCTCTAGTAACTCGTGGAGCGGCATAAGTTGTTGTAAAAGGCGTTCGTGGTTTAAACTGAAACCTACTTTTACAAGAAGACAGTCTTTTACCACATTTATCACCACGAGTCCAATACAGTCCTTCTGCTGGGGCTTCGTCATTATTATCTAGTAACGCTTTCCATACTGTGGTTTGAGTAGAGTCTGTGCGCTCTACATAATCTCCTGCAGAGTAGTTGTCTGATGAATTCCAAACTGTATAGGTATAAATAACATCCCAGTTATTTATATCATTTGTAAAGTCGCTAGCATGGGCTGTATGCTGATTATTGCAGCGATAGTAATTATTTCCATTTTTTATGTAATCATCTACATAATATGCTTTTCCTGCTGTCCAAACTAAAAAGGCTACTAAGACCCAATTTGCTTGATAATAAGAGTTAGACCATGTTTGTGATGTATGCGCTGTTTTACATACCCATATGGATCCACCGGAGTCGGAATTATAAATGGTGTCTCCTACAGAATAACTGTAGCTATTGGGATCAAAAGCAGGATTAATACTTGTATTGCTACTAAAAAGATTTGCATTGACAATAGGAACATCTTTATCTGTAAAATATGCGTCAAAATCACCAAGCTCTCCATTATTGGGCAAAGTTACATGGCTATCTTTATTCCATTTACACCCACCACAAGAACTTATATCATTTCCCTGGTACTGCCAGGAACAATATTTACCAAGTACCATTCTACTAGGTAATTTTATTCCGCTTAAGTCAAACGGAGGTGCTAATTCAAAAGTTACAGATACTGGATTTTCTGACTCAATTCTATCTATTACATATTTTTGAATAGGAAACTCTACAGAAGGAGAAGCATCTCCTGGCTCCCCATACAGATATTTTTTTAATGTAGTTCTTTTTACAACTGTTTGTCCAACTAAATCATCATTTTGAAGACCTCCTAAAGCATCACTAAAAGTGGAGGTTACATTTGCAACTGTAAGAGTGGGTCGATTTATTGCACCATCTGCCTGTAAATCTATTCCTGTCATATCCATAGGAAAGGGAGCATAATTTCTTATAATAGTAGGATCTGTTCTATCCCGAAAATAAATATATCCTTCTTGATTTGAGGTAAGATTATCTGTATCATAATCAGGATGAAAGTACAGAACTGTACCGTTACTCAAAGTAATTTCAAATAAATATACTAAAGAGCTGTCAACTGACTGCTTCTGTACCGCACGAATTAAATCTGTCACGATTCAAAAACCTCTCGGAATGTTGCTGACAAAGTATAAAACCCGTCGTAAGCATATGTTATAGTATAATTCTCACAAACTACTTTTGGAGTTTCTCCTTCTGGTGTTGTAAAAGTGAAAGACGTTACTCCTTTATTCGTTTCTAAAAAACTTTTTATTGTATTCATCTCTGATGAAGTACGTAAGCTAAAATTTGCAGTAAAAATATTTTGAAGAGGGTTTATTCCCTCTGTAATTCTCTGCTCATAGCCATTTCCAAAAGTTGTAACACGAGTTCTTGCTGAAGTTTGTCTCGTAAAACCTTTATCTGGTATTACGTCTATACCTGATGTTGAAAATCCTACTGCCATTATGCTACTCCATACGGATTAAGTATTCCGCCCGAACGTTTCTGATTTTGTAGTTCTTTTTGTACTGCTCTTGCAATCATATTTCCTATGTTTCCTGCATCTTGGGAGCTTTGCTCACTATTTGAAGAAGCATTTCCTTGATTATCTATAGAAACATTTACTACTACATTATTTTGGCCCGCTCCACTCATATTTACAGGGATTGCTTTACCGTCAGGGAGCGGAACAACAGCTTCATTATATCTACCTTCTCCAACTAATCCAAGGGTAGGTCTTTTAACGACTCCTCCAGTTGCGTAAGGAGTTATTCCTCCCATAGCTATTCCACCATTTGCAAAACCAAATATACTTTTAGCAAAATTAAATGCTTTTGACAAGCCCCCAAGAACTCCTGTGCCTTCTGTTCCTCCATATGGTATTCCAATAGTACTCGTAACTGCGCTTAGTGGGTCTGTACCTCCAACACCAAGTGTGCCACCAGACATTCCTGGAGTACCAATTGCAGCCCTAATTCCGTTGCCAAGAATTTGAGCTCCTGATTGAGTAGCCTCAATAATCCCCCTGCCTATAATTTTTGATTGTTTTGCTGCGGTTTGTAAAGGCCCAATACCCATTATTTTTTGAGTCAATTGTTTCGCCATAGTATCAGCAACAGCATTAAGCATTCCCTTAGCAATACCTAACATAGCATCTTTTATACTACTTTCTTCGCCTTTAATAAGAGCTGCAATACCTGTTTGCAATCCTGATTCTAAAGCCTGATTTGCGGCATCAAAAATTTGCATATTTAGATCTCGCGTCCTTTTTAGGCTCTCCTCTTTTTCAGCTAGCAACTCTAACTCTCTCAATAAGTTTCTAATATTTTGATTTGCAGCTGAGTGTGAATCTTTCTGACCTGCGTCTTCTAATATGTCTCGTTGAAAAGCAATCTGCTCCTCAATTCTTAGTCTATCATTTGTAAATTTAAGCGCTTGGAGCTCTTGTTTAATTAATTCTTGCTGACCTTTTGTTTGCCCTCTTAAACGAGTTTCAGTAATCATTGCTAAAGCATGCTCTCTAGTATTTTGTACTTCTGTAAGGGTTACTATTTGTAGAAGTAGTTCGTGCTGTCTGTTTAATTGATTTAATCGAGCTTGTTGAGCCTCTGTTAATTTTCCTTCTTGCTCTACTGTCATTTTTAATAAAGAAACTCTTTCAAGAGTCATATTATTTAAAAGCTGTTGTTCTTGTGACATATTTATCTGAGAGTTAAGAATTGTTCCAAAAGCACGCTGATTGTCTTCAACCGCTTTGGTATACGCTTTCATATTTGTTGTACTTTCAGCAACCGCAACTGCCTGCCCTAATAACTCTTCTTTTGCTTCTTTTATTTTCTCAGGGTCAGTGCTATTTAAAAAGGTATTTAAGTTTTCTAAATATTTAATAAATACTGTATTTTGTCCTTCTGATAAACTATTAAGATTTTCTATTTCTTTTTGCAGTCCTGAGTAATACTCAGATAAATTTTGCAGTCTTTTATCGTCAGAAGTTGCTAAAAATTCTCCGAAACTTTGAGTTGTTTTTTCTATTGCTTCATTATATTCTTCTACCGTAGAAGCAGTAGTAGCTACTGCCTGCATAGCTGACACTTCAACGTCAATAAAAGACTCTAACATTTTTGAGAAAAAGCCTGTTTTTTCTGTAGCTTTCTCTATTGGCTTTATAAACTCATTAACAGCTTGATTATTTTTTATCTCCGCTTCTGTCATATTATCTAAAGTTTTTGAGGCTTCTTCAATAGAACTTGACCAGGATTTAAAAGAATCTTCCAAAAGAAGGTCTTGGCTCGTTACACTTAAGGCACTTATTCTATTGCCAAGAACTGTAAAGTAATCAATAGAAGAACCTCCTTCTTTTATAAGAATTTTTTGAACTTCATTAAACTTTTCATACTCATTATTTAAATCCTCTAGTTTATCTCCTAGTGCATCTAAAGCTTTTGCATTTTCATCTACTTCTTCTTTTACTCTAAGGAAATCATAGATAACAACCCCTAAAGTTGCAACTAAAGATACCCAAGAAATTACAGAAAGAGCAGTTGCAGCAAAAGCAGCAGCCGACGCAGCAGCAGTTTTAACTGCTGCCATCGTTGCAGTCCAAGATACTTTTATTCCTGCCCCTACTTTTTTCATTGTTAAGCCTGTTTTTTCAAATTCTATTTTAATCCCTGCCGTACTCTTTTTAGTGCCTAAAAGCATTTCATCTAGATTTCTTATCCAATGTTGCTTTTGTTCTGTGGTTAGTTTCTTAGTTCTTTCGATGGCAGACTTCATTCCAACTAACTGTTGGGAGGATAATTGATCCCCTTTTCCTGCCCTTAGCATTTGAAATCCTGCCCCTTTAAACCCAGGGTCTTTTACTCCTGCAGCAGTGAGTCTCGCTGCAGCTGCTGATTTATCAGCTAATCTTAGCTCACTGGTATAACTTTTAAGAGAGGCTTTTGCTTCATTGTATCCTGCTTTAGCTTTATCTGCGCTTTCTTTTGCAGCGGTTCCAATATTCTTTAAGTTTGGAAGCATGGCACTTAATACACCTTTTCCAAAAACTCCCAGAAGAGCTACTCCAAGAGCAGGAAACTCATTAATTGCATTTGCTAAAGGAGTGAGAGCCTCTGCAACCCCAGTTCTAATACTTACAAATAAAGTATCAAATGTTTTTGCAAGCTGATTAAAAGTATTTGCAGTAGGATTTACAATATCAATAATTTTCGAATATTTTCTTTCTGTCTGGTCCAAAACGTCATTTACAACAGCTTGACTTCTTTCAAAAGGAGTTAGGTTCTGTGCGCTTTTACCAGTTATTCTAGCATATTCTGCAGTAGCATCATTAAGTCGAAGAATTACACCAAGTTCGTCGAGAAGTTCTGGTTCTGCTTTTGTAACACCTCGTACTAAACGGTTAAATGAGTCCGTTACATCTCTACCCAAGATTAGTGAAGTATCTTTTGCTGCTTTACCTAGTCTTATTATTTGATCAGAGCTTAAGCCAGCTGCAGTACCAATAGCAGATGCTTGCGAAGCATCTTCAAAAGATATTTGTGCGTCTGTTGCAGCAATAACATCTTTTGCCAAGCTTCTAAGCGCAGTACCTGTTGCAGATGCGTAAGCTACTTGCCCAGCTTGCAAAGCTACTAAGTCTCCCGCGTTTTTCAAAAAATTAAATGCTGCAGTTACGGCAAAGACGTTAGCGGCTAAAACTGCATAAGCAGGAACAAGACCACTGCTTATACCAGTGGTCATTTTTGAAAAAGCTTTTGTAGTGTTAGAAGTAGCTCCAGCTACGCCTTTTTGCTGTTTTTGATACCTATTTTGGGAGGCTCCGGCATCATCCAAAGCGTTCCCAAGTTTTTTAGCATCAACAGCAACACGTTTAGTGGTGCCTTTATCATCAACTACTACGTCTATATAAACCTTATTTTTAGCCATTAGCCTTTTACATTATGGGTGTAATTTTTACCACCGCCTGCTTTTCTTTCTTCTGCTTTTCGTCTTCTTTCAGCTTCTTCTGCTTTATATGCCATATTTTGTTGTTCAATTAATTTCATAAAATATAGTGTTTCTTTTGGATTTTCTATTTCATATGTCTTAAACATAAAACTTGCAGAAGACCAATCCTTTCCCATATATGTTCCTGACATTCCATCCCAAACATCTGAAAGTAAACTATACATAAAAAATGCCACTTGTACCTCAGGCGGAAATTCCGACTGAGAAAGCGGCATCTTTTGGGGGTTAGGTTCTTCTCCTAACTGTTCACAAA